AATAACATCTAATAGAACAGGAAATCAAGTTATAATTGATAATAACAAGTCAATTGAATTAAATATGGGTGATGTAGTAGATCGTCATTTAATGGATGGAGATATAGTATTATTAAACAGACAACCAACATTACATAAATATGGTTCATTAGCTCATTATATTAAAATTAAGAATGATGATAGATTTAATACAATTAGAATTAATCCATCAGTATGTGCCGGATATGGTGCTGATTTTGATGGTGATGAAATGAATATATTTACAGTTCAAAGTATATTAACAGAAATAGAATTAGAATATTTAACAAATGTAAAAAATAATATTATATCTGCAAGAAGTTCATTACCTATTGTAGGAGCTGTATTTGATGCAATTATTGCACCATATAATATAACAAAATTTTGTGATAAAATGGATAATGATTTAGCTATTGATTTATTAACAAGCACAAATTTAGAAGATTATAAAATAATGGATAAAAATAAAAATTATTCTGGTAAAACATTTTTTGATTTAATAATACCAAATAAAATATCATTAAAAAATGATAGTATTATAATTAAAAATGGTAAAATAATTGAAGGATTTATTGATGGTAAGAGTATAAAAGAAGGAACTAATAATACTATAACACAAGATGTTTGGAATATATATGGTCCAGATATGACACAATCAATTATTGATAATATAACAAAACTATCAATTAATTTTAATTTAAATTATGGATTTACAATTTCATTAAATGATTATTTAATTAGTAATGAAATACATAAAAGTATGAAACAATTATTTAAAACAAAAAAGATTGAATTATTATATAAATTAACAGAATTTGAGAATAATGTGTCAAATTCAAAAAATGACAATTTTGAGATGGAAAGTATTAATTTAATGAAATCAATTATTGGAACAATTGGAGAATATATTATTAATAATTTAAATGATGAAAATAATAATAAAATAATGATTAAATCAAAATCAAAAGGCAAAGAGGATAATTTAACTCATATGATTGGTTGTGTAGGACAACAAGATTATGATGGAATTAGAGTTCCAAAAAATTATAATAATAGAACATTACCATATTTTCATCAAAATGATGATTCAGCATTAGCAAGGGGTTTTATTGAATCTTCATTAACAAAAGGTATGAATTTAGAAGAATTTATTGTTTTAACAAATGTATCAAGAAATTCATTAATTACTCAAGCGGTTAAAACAGCTGAAACCGGATATTTACAAAGAAAGTTAATAAAGGCTGGAGAGGATATAATGATTAAATATGATAATTATGTTAGAAATTCATATGATAAAATATATCAATTTGTATATGGTGATTGTGGTTTAGATTCAACAAGATATAATTATTATAATTTTGAATTAATTAATAAAGGAAATAAAGATATTGAAAAAGAATATAAATTTACAAGTGAAGAATTAAAAAAAGTAAAATTTACAAATGAAGAAAATAATAAATATTATGAAAGAATAATAAATATTAGGAATAAATTAAGAGATATTAAAATGAAATCATCATTAAATTATTATTTACTTGATAAAAAAAATAAAAGTCCAAAGAGTGATATTAAATTTTTGACACCAGTAAATATTGATAGAATAGTGGAATTATCAATTACTGAAAATTTTAAAGGTGATATTGTTGAGCCAAAATATATTTTAGATAAGATTGATAATATATTAAAAATAGATACAACATATTTATTATCATTTGATGAGGATAATATTAAAAACAGTAAATTTAAATTTATGGATGATAGATTAATTAAAAAAATATTTAAATATCATTTAATAGATAGTTTAAATATTAAAAAATGTATTTTAAATCTTAAATTAACAAAAAAACATATTGATTATATATCAGATAATATAATAATGAATTATAATAATTCTATAGTCGAACCAGGTGATATGGTTGGTATTTTAGGAGCTCAAACATTGGGTGAGCCTGCAACACAGATGACAATTAGTGCGTTCCATAATGTAGGAAGTGGTGCTGGAACAGAAGGTGTTCCAAGATTACAAGAAATTTATGGAAGTTCTCCAAATATGAAAAGTCCAATGATGACAATATTTTTTGATGACAAGTATAATAAGAATGAAAAATATTTAACAAAAATAACATCAAATATTATAAATACATCAATAAAAGATATTGTTGATAATATAATTATTTATTATGATGAAGATAAGAGTTTTAATAGTAAATTAATGAAAAATGATAATATTATTAATAATATTTTTTCAGTAAGTAATCCGAACAAAAATAGTTGTATTAATAATATAAATAATTTGAATTGGATTATTAAAATTGAATTAAATGAAGAAAAAATGCTTTCAAGAGAAATTACTTTATTAAATATTAAAACAAGAATATGTGAGGAATGGGAAAATAGATTTAAGGATAATAAAGGTAGTAAAAAAGAAATAAAAAAAATATTATTTAATAAAATATTACAAATAGCATTATTATCAAACAGTGATAATGATAATAAACCAGTTATTCATATTAGATTTAATATTATAAATTATGTAATAAAAAATTTTATAGAATTTATAAATATTTTTATTAAAGAAATACAGATAAAGGGTATTAATAATATTACAAATGTGATCACTCAAAAACCAATTAAATATAATAGTATTCATTATGATAATGATGGTGTAAAAGAAGATTATGAATATATAATTAAAACAAATGGAATTAATATGAATGAAATTTTTAAAATTAAAGGAATTAATTTGAATAAAATATATATAAATGATTTAAGAGAAGTTGAAAAAATATATGGTATTGAAGCAGTAAGAACATTAATAATAAATGAATTAATTGATACATATAAAAATAAAGGTATTGATATTAACTATTGTCATTTGAGTATTTTCGCAGATATTCAAATAAGTTTAGGAAATTTAATTAGTTTAGAAAGACATGGATTAATTAAATTAAAGACAAGTGTTTTAGCAAAGGCATCATTTGAAAGACCAGTAGATATATTAGTAAATGCTGGCTTATATGGAGAAATAGATAATATGAAATCAGTTTCATCAAGAATTATTGGTGGTTTATGTTTCTTAGGTGGTTCAAATTTATCAGATGTTGCAATTGACAGAGAATTAATTGAAAATTCAGAATATACACTTAATGAAACTATTGAAAATAAAAATATTAATGAAGTTTCAAATAATATTACAAAAGAAATTAATGAAAATGTATTTATACCTGATTTATTTTAAGAATACATAATTAAAAATTATATTTCTAAAATTAATCTTTTTTTATTATCTTTTTCAGATACTTTATTATTATTCAAATCAACAGTTAGAGAACTGGAAGAATTAAACGAATATAATGATGTTTTATCATCATTTTTATTTTTTTTATGTAAATTATTAACATATTCAATTTTTTCAATTAATTTTTCATAATTATTTATAACATATTTAAGAATATCATATTCAATTATCCATTTCATAAAATTTAATTGACATAAACTAGTTATAAATTCATATCCCTGACATTTGTAAATAAATTTAAATGATTCCTTAGTTCTTTTAAAAGGATCTAAATAAATTTTATGAAATGATTTTAATTGAGCTTTATATCTATTATTAATATTATATTTATTTTCTTTATTATATTGATTATCTACATTAATTGAAATTGAATATAACTTACAATATTTAGTTACAAACCAATCTAAAAATCGTAATGATATTTTTTTTTTTCTTTTGTGTTTTTTTGTTATAATAGAATAAACATCCAACATTATATTTTCACCCAAATTTATGTAAAATTCATTTGCTCTATTATAATATAACTTTTCAATTTTATTAAATTTATCAATTGAACTAACTTGATTATTTTTTTTAGACATTTAATATATATTTAATTTTAAATATTTAAATATAATTACAAAAAAATTTTTTTTTAATTTTGATTATCTTTATATGTTTTTTCTTCAATAGTATCTTTAATTATTAATTTTAATACTTTTATTTTTTTAAAATTATTTCCTAATCTTCTTACTCTTCCAATAGCTTGTATTTCAACATTTTTTCTTCTTTCTTTATTACCATATATTGGATCTAAAAATATAACTTCTTCAGCATTACTTAAATTTGAACCAGAAGCTGTTTTTTCTGTTGAAAGCATAATAATTCTGAATTCATTATTTTCATTATTATTACTAAATAATTTTAATACTTTATCTTTTTGATAAGGAGTTCCTTTACAATATAATATTTTAATACCACTATCTTCTAATATTTTGCCAACATTATTTAATAATTTATCCCATTGAGAAAATATTATTCTATATTTTTTTGGACTTTTCTTTATATAATCAATAATATATGAAATTTTAGTTCCATATTTATTTACTTCTTTATTAATTGTTTTATTAATTAAAAAGACATCATTTATTTTAATTGATATTTTACAATTAGGACATTTTGTATTTCCATACTTTTTTTGTGTCATTATCATTTGTTTAATACAACTATAACAAAATAAATGTAGGCAACTTGTTATTCCAATATCATCTTCTTCTATATTTCCTAAACAAATAGGACAATCTTGATTTGTTATACTATCAACATTTTTAATTATTTCCATAAAATTTATACAATATTTAATTGATGATTCTTTTGAACTTATTTGTTTAATAATAGTTTGTTCTTCTATTTTTAATTCTTGTAATCTTTCTTTTCTTTCTTTAATTTTATTAGTTATCGATTCAAGATTTTTTTCTTTAAATTCTTCTTCATACTCTTCTATTTTATTTTGGACGTTTTTATAATTTTGTTTATTTCTATTTAATTTTTCTTTTAAATTTTCATATTCTTTTAAATATTTATTTTTAATATTTTGATGCATACCATCTAATGATAAAAATGAATTTGTATCATCATTTTTATTTAAATCATCAGCTAAAGATGGATGACAGCATATTTGTCTTAAAAATATATCATCATCGTTATTATTTTTATCTGTTAAATATGAATTATATATCATTCTTTCGGTTTGTGAAAAATTTAGCATTACAATTTCTTCTTCAATTTCTGGTAATTTTAATATTTTTAAATTATTATTTTGTGTATTTCTACTAAAATGATTTAAAACAAAATTATAATTATTTAAATCATATAAATTAATATTTGATAATATACTATTATTAAATGCTAAATATCCTAATATTTTTTCAATTGGAGAACTTGTAAAAAAGCTTAATGGTATTAATTTATTTTTTTTTAATCTTGTTTTTTTACTAAGCTCTTTATTTATATTTAAATCTTCACTATTTTTTTTAAATGGAGTTCCACTTAATATCCACCTATATGAAGCTTCTAAATAATTTAATTTATAAAATAATGATTCGTTCTCATATTCATGATATTCATCAATTACTACTCTATTCCAATAAATATTAAATATATTTACTTCTTTTTTTAAAATATCTTTTTCAAAATTAAAAATATTTCTATCCGATAATTTTAAATCACAATTTATAAAATAATTAGATGATATTATAACAACATCTACATTTGTATAATCTAAATGTGTATATTTTTTATAATGTGATTTTGTTAATAAATTTAAAATATTTAATGATTTAATTGTATGTTTTTCAAATTCTCTTAACCATTGACCACATAAATGATTTGGAACAATAATTAATGTTGCTTTTGTATATAATTTATTTTTATAAATTAACTTATCAGTGAATTTTGATTTATTTAAATTTATTAAAGTTATTATTTGTAGTGTTTTACCCATACCAACTTCATCAAATAACGCTCCTCCTTTTAAATCTGTATTTTTGCTTATATTTTCAAAATTATCATCATAATTTTTATTTTCAATATCATTCATCCAATTAACATTATTAATTTGATATGGATATAATTCTGTTTTAATATTTGGAAATTTTAAAAAATTTGAATTATGAATTATTTTATTTTCCATTATATTTTCAATTAAATTATCTATTACTTTATTATGAATATTTTCATTAATACTACTGTGTGCTAAATTATCCAATAAATTTTCTTTATAAATATTTAATTTGGTTTGAATATTATCCATATTTATATTTTAATTATATATAATACTTTAAATTCAATTTTTATTATTTTATCTAAAATTATCTAAATAACTAAATGTTATTTTAATATTCTCTATTTCATCATTTGTAATATTATTAATATTTTTTTTTAAAAAGTTTAATAATAAATCAGTTTTAAATTTAGTTTTTTTAATTTTTTTAATAATATCTTTTTTTAAATTTAATGAATTTTTATTATTAATTAAAACTTCCTTTAGTTCATTCCAAAATTGATTTAATATAATACTATTATTTTTATATGTTATATTTATAATATTGTCATTATCAGTATATCCTTTTAAAATATAATCTTTTTCATCGTTTGATGAATTTAAATATATATTTTTTAAATTAATAAAATTTTCTTCATCAATATTAAATATATTTAATATTTCAGTTATATCATTATTTTTTACTAATTTTAATAATTCAAATGGCTTTAATTTTTTAATATTAAAAGTATTATAATCATTACCTAATAAAATACAAAAATCACATAATTGATTTTCATTTATTTCTAATTCTTTTAATAAATATTCTTTATTTAAATATAATACATGATTATTTGTAAATTTTATAATATTATTTATTCCAGCTGGAATAGGGTCAGTATCATCAGTTAAAAAAAAATCTATAATTCCATAATTATTTAATAAAACCGCTAAATATTCAGCTTCACCATATGAAAAAATATATAGTATATTCATTAAATCAAATAACTCTATTAAAATATCCATTTTATCATTTGATATTTTAAGTTTTTTTTTTTTTAACTTTTCTATTATTTTATTTAAATAATCTATTTTATTTTTATCATCACTATTTTCTATTTCAACTAATAATTCTTCTATCTTTTGATAATTATTTTTTTTTTTATTATTTCTCATAATATTTGTTTTTTCTTTTTCTTTTAATGTTCCACCATCAATTATATATAATGGATATATGCCATTTGATAAAAATTTAATTATTTGATTGAAAAATCCAATTATTATATTGTCATATGTATAATTATATTTATAAAAATATAAATTTGTATCAATTCCAATAAATACTGAATTTTTATTTAATTTTAATTCATATAGTAAATTATTTATTTTTTCATATTTTTTATATATTCTTTTTTCATTCAAAAATGTAAATAATTTTTTTACACCCATTATAAATGTAGATAATATTATTTTATAAAAAATAAAATAATAAAATCGTTATAATATTTATAATATTTTAAGTATAATATTTATAATATGATATTAAATAAAAAAAGAAATGTCAATTATCAAAATAAAAAAATGAATACTATTCATAACACTAATAAAAGATATTCAACTGAAGACATCTATAATAAAATTATACCAAAACAATCTGATAATAAATATACCGAAAAACAATTTAAAGATTTATATAAACAAAAAACAGAATTATTAAAACAAAATCAATTTGAAGCTGAAAAAAAAAGAAAAAATAATCCTTACAAATGTATTATCACTGAATTTAATTATTCTAAACAAATTAATAATAATAAAGATCTTATTGTATTTAGACCTGAAGATGAAAATAAAGAAGATTTTGACAAAGATTTAAAAAATTATACAAAAACAATTAAAAATCAAGATAGTGAAAATAAAAATATTTATTCAGAAGATAATAAATTTAATTATATAAAAAATTTTGAATACGTGCAAAAATATAAATATAAATCTAATATTGATGATAATATTGAAGAAGCTGGGGATAATTTAAGAAAAGATAGAATAGAACATTATAATAAAAAAAAAATAGAAGATGATAAAAATGCTACAGTTATAAATGATATATTTTCTGATTTAATTACTAATAATATTATGTCTGAAGATATGGAAAATATTGATTTAGATAAACTTGATGCTAATGATTTAGAACAAAAATTAATACAACAATTTGGCAAAGATGAATATGAAAAAATGATTAATGATATTAATTTATAAAATAGTATAAAATAATAAATAATAATATAAAATTTAATATTATTATTTATTATAATGTCTGATTGTAATATAAAATGTAAAAAAAATATTATATGTAAACTTGCAAGTTGTAAGTTAATTAAGTATTCAAAAAAAAATAATATAGAAATTTTAATTTCAAATAATTTAAACCAATCTTTAAAATATACACCATTTATTGAGTTGTTATATGATAATCATAATGGAACATATCACGTTTATAATTCAGCAATGGTAACAAAAAATAATATAAATACTGCAACAACTGATAATTTAATATTAGACGATTCTTTCAAGATAAATGAAAAAAAATTGGCTAATGATGGATATGAATTTAATGTGTTTTCCAAAAGGAAATGAACATTCAATGTTTAAAAATTATGATTTCAAAACAAATTCCAATTTGTATGTTACATATCAATTATTTACAAATAAATTAATTCTAACAACTGCATTATATAGTCCATCAATAGTTGAAAGATGGAACACATTTGTATATTATCCAAATACTATTGTATATCTTTTAATATCAAAAAATCCATACAAAATATATATAATGCAAGTTTTTACAAATAAAAAACAAGAAATACCTCTTGATAAAATTAATTATTTAGAAGATTATTTAGATTTACCTGAAGGTTGGACTTATTGTTATTTAAAGTTAAATTGTAATCAATATTTAACTATAAATTCATATGGAGATGCAAAAGTAATTTCAGATAATTTATCTAATGCTTATCAATATATTAAACAAGAAAGTAATAATATGTGGTTATATAATAAATATGCTAAATAATATTATTTTAAATAAATTATATTAAATACTTTTAATTTTTTCTAATAAAAAAATAAATAAAATAGCATAAAATTTTCATATATTTTAATTATATTTATATTTTAATTATATTTATATTATTATATGAATTATACTATTGAAAAAAATAATACACAAAATAACGAATATGATATTATAATTAATTTATATGACGAAAATATAAATGAATTTATTGATAAAAGTAATGAATTAATTGAAAAAATTAATTTTATTAAAAACACTCTTAAAAATAATAAATTAAGAAAAAACTTTTCAAATAACTCCAATAAAATTATTAAAAATCTAAATAAAACTATTGAAATTATTGATGAAACTGTTATTAATAATTGTATTATACAAAACATCTAATTATTATTTATTATGTTTTTATTTTTTAAATTATATATAAATATAATTTTATAATTAATGTTATGTCTCATATTAATAAAAAACAAAAATTAAATCACAATGATTATGAAACTGTTAATTCTTCATTATTTACAAATACAGAATTAACTTGTTCTTATATATCTAATGATATAATTAAAGATGATAAAATTAATAATACAAGTTGTAATAATGAAAGTAGAGATAATGATAATGAAAGTAGAGATAATGATAATGAAAGTAGTGATGATGAAAGTAGTGATGATAAAAGTAGTGATAATAATGAAAGTGATGATAATGAAAGTAGTAATGAAAGTAGTGATGATAATGAAAGTGATGATAATGAAAGTAGTGATGATAATGAAAGTGATGATAATGAAAGTAGTGATGAAAGTAGTGATGATAATGAAAGTAGTGATAATAATGAAAAAGAAGATGAAAATTATGAAATAATTTATAGTGATTACAAAGAATATAGTATGGAACGAATGAGTGGTGATAAAAAAGTATTAAATATATTAAGTTCAATAGTAACAAATAATCCAAATTATAATTTTAATAATGTAATTATAACATTTAAAAATAAATTAAAAAATATTGTGAATACATCAAATGAAAATTATTCTGATTTTACGAAAGATTTTATTAATATTCAAATTACATGTGGTAATGATTTAATAAAAAAATTAAAGGATAGTCATAAAAATAATAATAATTTTGATTTTAATAAATTTATTGAAGATGAGCAAAAATTAATTAACCGAAAAATGAATGATGAATTTATAATTTCAACAATTAATGGTTTTTTTGAGAAGAACCATAATGATAATAATAGTAGTAATAATAATTTATATGATAGATTATTATCATTTGGAAGTAATAATAAAGCATTGGAAAAGCATATTAAAGATATGAATGAAAACGATATTAATAAATATTCATTATTATTGGGAGATATTGAAAAATATATTTCACAAGATAGTGAGAAGCCGGATTTATTAAATGTATTGGATAGAAAAATTACAAATAAAAATAAATCAGTTATTTTGCCAATGATTAGTGATTACGAGTCAATGAATAAATATGATAGTGATAGGAGTAAATATAAAAGATGGATTAATAAAATTTTAAAAGTTCCATTTGATAATTATGTGGAAACAACTGTTAATAATAATTCCAGTAAAAAAAAAATTAAAAGTTATTTAAATAATATTGAAAAAAAATTAAATTCAGAAATTTATGGGCATAAAGAATCCAAACATAAATTATTAAAAACAATAGCAAAAAATATTTCTAATCCAAAAGAGAGTGGAAATATTTTAGCATTGGAAGGAAGTCCGGGTGTTGGTAAAACTGAATTAATGAATGTTATTGCGAAATCATTAAATAGACCTTTTGAATTTATTAGTCTTGGAGGAATTCAGGATGGTTCATATTTAGATGGACACGGTTTTACTTATGTTGGTTCTTGTCCTGGAAAGATTATTGAAACTATTATTCATTCAAAGTGTATGAATCCAATTATATTTTTTGATGAATTAGATAAAGTTTCCAATACTAATAAAGGAGAAGAGATTTTTAATATTTTAATGCATTTAACCGATAAAACACAAAATAATCATTTTAATGATAAATATTTTTCTGGAATTGATTTTGATTTATCACAAGTATTATTTATTTTTACATATAATTATAGAGAGAATATACCAAGACCATTATATGACCGTTTAGAGGTTATTAATGTTGATAATTATGATATTACTGATAAATTAAATATAGCTCGTAATCATTTAATTCCAAAATTATTGAAAGAGTATAATATGGAAGATAATAGAGTTATTTTTAATAATGATGTTTTAGAACATATTATATATTCATATACAAATGAGGGTGGTGTTAGAAAATTTAAAGAAAAACTTAAAGATATTATTTCAGAAATTAATTTAATGATATATACCGAAAATATTAAATCATTTGAAATTACAAAAGATTTTATTGATAATAAGATTTTCAAATTAAAACCAAAAATAACATATAAACCGGTCAATACTAAACCGGCTATTGGTAATACTAATGGATTATGGGCTTCAGATTCAGTTATGATTGGTGGAACATTACAAATTGAAAGTTGTTTTATGCCATCAAAAAATATTTTAGATATTGAGAGCACTGGTTCATTAAAAGAGGTTATTAAAGAAAGTATTATTGTAGCAAAAACGGTTGCTTGGAGAATTTTGCCAGATATTTTTAAAAATGATTTATTAAAAGAATGGAAAAAAAATCCAGTAAAAATTAACGTTCATTTACCAGAAGGTGGAACGCCAAAAGATGGTCCAAGTGCAGGTGGAACAATTTGTTTATCAATTATTAGTTTATTAACAAGAATTAAAACAGATAATACATATGCAATGACTGGTGAAATTAATTTACAAGGTCAAATTACAAAAATAGGTGGATTAAAAGAAAAAATATTTGGAGCTAAAAAGCAAGGAATATTACATATATTATGTCCTGAAGAAAATAAGGAAGATTTGGATATTATTAAAGAGAAATATCCAAAATTATTCAATGAAAATTTTACAGTTGAAATGATAAATTCTATCTATGATATTTTAGACAAAGTATTAATTGAAAAAATAGAATATAATAAAATTTAAGTTATAAATTTAATATTTTTATTGTAAATATTATTATTTATTAATCTCATATCATAAAATTTTTTACTTATATTTATTTTTAAATAACTTTTAATAAATAATTGTTTATGTTTATTTTCTAAATATGTATAATTTAAAGGAACCCAACTTTTAATTTTAATTTTGTAATTATTTTTATGTATATAGTGTAATATTTTAATAAATTCTGGTGTGTGAAAATTAAATAAATATGAAATCACTATTTCTAAAATATTTTGTGTTTTTAATATTATTTTAACATTTTTTAATTTAACCGTTTCATCTAAAAAATGTTTTGAATTAAATTTTTCAATATTAAATAATTTTTTAATTTTTTTATTATAATATTTATTTTTTATAGATTTATTTATTGAATAAGTGTTATATATTATTTTAAAATTTATTACATTCTTTTTTATAAATTTAAATATTTTATATAAATTATAATAATCTTTTTTTTTATAAAGAGTTGTATCATATAATTCTATACAAGATGAAAATTTATTTATCATTTTTTCATAAATACTAAAATTTATAATTTTAAATAAATATTTAAAGAATAAATACTTACAATTTTCAAAACTATATGATATTATTTTTTCTGAATAAACTGATGAAATATCAATATAATTTTTATTTCTATTTTTAACATATAATAAATCATTTAAAAAAGAACACACAGTATTTGGTAAATCTATTACATCTTTATTTATTAAATTATTTATAATGTAATAATCTTGTTTATCATTTGTATAATTATAATTATAGTTATAATTAATTAACAAATGTTCGTTAAATCTTTTATTGCTTTTTAAATCATAAAGTGAATACATTAAAAATACATATAATAATTTCTTTATTATAAATTAAAATAAAAATTAAATTAATCTTTCTAATAAATTATTTCTTGAATAACTTCTTGTCATATAACAACTAAAAATAAAAATAAAAGATATTATTCCAAATATTATAAACCCAACATATAATTGATAATATAAATTTTCCATTATATGTTAAAAATATGTTTTATTTTTAAATTATATTTTATTTTTATTATTATAAATTCCTGTTTTAAAAATAATTGATTAGTCATCATTACATCCTTTTTTATAATTTAAAAATCCAATTAGTATATATCTGGTTCCAGTAATAATTTCATTTCCTTTATGTGTATTTTGTCCTGAAAATATTAAACAATCTCCAATTGATAATTGAACATTTTTTTTATTAAATTTAAATGTTGTTCCACCACCAGTAAATTTATTATTTAAAGCAATTACAAAACTAAATTCACTACCATCCTCATGATAAGCTAATTCTGTTTGTCCTCCTGTATTATATTTAACAATAAATATTTCATTTATTCCTAAATCATTTTTATTTATATTATATAATTTTGAGATTTCAGTAAAAATAGTTGAACTTACTATTTTATATATATCATTGTATATAGACCATTTTTTAGTAATTTGATTATCTACTGTTGGATAATCTTCATGTCTTTTCTTTTTCCATTTATATTTTGAAGCATAAATTTCAGATTCTTTAATTATATAATTACAATAATTTTTTGAAAAAAGATTTTTAATTATTTTATAATTTTTATTATCTTTATCTTTATATAATCTTTTACATAATTTATCTTTTTCTTTATTATAATTTTTAACTTTATTTTTTTTTATTAAACATATCAATATTATAAAAATAATAATTAATTTTATTAAATACATAATAAAATTATAATATATAAAAATTATTTTTGTTTATTTGTAAATCTTTTAACACACCATCTTTCTAACCACCAATTAAATATTTCTTTTGATGTTGATAATTTATATTTTTTATTAAAAGTATCTGGTATAATATTTGTTGTATTATTAAGATAATCTTTTGAATCATAACAAGTATAACCAAAATATATTCCTTTTTTGTTAGATTTTAAAAATTCATCTTTTGAAATTTCTAATTTATCAAATGCATTTTGAATAATTATAAATTTTTTTTTACTTGGATACTCTAAACCATAATTTGTTTTTAAATAATTACTACATAATTTAACTATATCTGTTGATATATCTTTAACACTATTACCTTTTGTATAACCTATCATTTTTAAACATTTTAATCTATCATATTGTATTGACTTTCCATATAATGAAGTTGTTTCAATTGCCAATAAATCATCATCATATTTATCTTTATAAAATACAATTAATTCTTTTGAAAATGCTAATGAAGCTAATAACTTTCCTCCATTACAATTGAAACCAAATGGTTGTAAAGGAACACAAGTTGATAAATTTATAATATTATTTAATTTTTTAAATTTTTCGCTATTAGACCATCCAATATAATTTTCTCTATCTTCACAACTTTGAACACTACTACTTAAACTCATTATACCTAAATATTTATTTGTATTATTATCTTTAACCAATATATATATTTGTCTTCCAATTAATTTAGAATTTTTTAATTTTTTTAAACTTGAAACAGTTCTTCTATAATAATTCCAAATATCTTTTAATTCTTTATTATTACATATTTCTAATTTAATTGATATATTTTTAATTTCATCAAACGTTTTTGGATTAAAAACTAAATTTTCATAAAATTCTTTATCTTTTAAAAATTTTTCGTGTTCTAAAACTTTTACTTTTGATAATTGTAATATTTTTTCTTTTATTGTTAATTCATTATATGGAATTTTATTTATTTTATAATTATAAATATCTTTTAAGTGTTTAAAAAATTCATCTTTTGTTAAAGTATTTTTCATTATATTACAAGTTTTACAACAAGGAACAATATTACCAATTATATAACCAATTGAGGAATTTAATCTGTCTATTCCATTACATCCATTTTCAAATTTATTATTACAATAATGACAATTTTTTTCAATAATTGAAATATATAATTCTTTTGATATTTCAACACTTTTATCTTTTTTTTCTGCATAATGTTTAAAAGCACTAAATATATTTCTATTTCCATTTTTAAATAATTTTGAATATTTTTCATTAGATATTTTATCAATCAATAAATTAATGGATAATAAATATTCAACCATTTTTAAAAAATCATCAACTGAATATGTTAATTTCATATAATTACAATCTTTACAACAAGACACACAATTATTTTCTGTATAAGCATTATTTGAATCAATTCTATCTATACCATTAAATTTAATTAATTTATTACAATAATTACATTTAGATTTAATTAATTTAAATACTTTTTCATCAGTTAAATTCCATTCAATATTTCTGTCTTTTGCCCCTTTTTTAATATAACTTAATTTTTTTTTTAATTCATCTCGAGAATTACGATTAGACTCACTTTTACAATAAGTATTATAACATTTTAAACATTTGTTATTTTTTGAATTATTTGGATTAATAATATCATTGCAATTTTCACACATTATTTTATCATTATTTTTTTTATTAAATTCCTTTGCTTTTTCCACTTTTTTATTATGGCGTTTATTATCCATTTCACAATTTTTAATTCTACATTTTATACAAGCTGAATATGTATCTTCATCAACAATTTCAAAACATCCTCTAATCCAATTTTTACAAACTTTATTTCCACCATCTGATAATTTTTTCCATTTTTTATATGTTTGATGATTTTTACAATATTCATCATCTTTTAATGCTTTAAATTTACAAGGTGTTCCATCTGGTTTTTTTCCAATACAAATATTATTATTTTCTTTATTTTTTTCTTTATTTTTTTCTCTATTAATTTTTCCTCTTTCTTTACATTTATCACAAATTTTTATATTAATAATATTCATTCCAATTGGATTTTTACAATCAGAACAAAATGTTATATTTGGAACATCTTCTGGTTTATAAATATCTTCATAACAAGAATGCCTTTTACAATAATTATTACCTATTTTTTTCCAAGGACAAGGTTCCTTTTTTTTATTTATCCAACCACATTTGTTTTCCATATTATGTATTATAGTGTTTTTATAATAATGTATTATAAATAATTTTTTATATTATTTTCAATTTTTATTTAAAATATTTTAAATAAATAAAAAATATTAAATAAAGGTTCTATGGATGTAATTCATATGAAATAAGTTAATTTTAATTAATTTAATTAAAAATAAGTTTTAAAAAATATAATATATATATTGTTTTTATTATTCTGCTTAATTTGAATACGCAAGTCCTCCCATACCACTCATAATTCTCAACACATTATAATTAGTGCAGTAAATGAAAGCTTGAGAAGTATTTCCAACAATGCTCAAAGGAGGGGGAGTTCTGGAAGGATCAGCATAGGGGATTTCTCTGTAAAGACCCATACTGAGAACAGTGTTGTCAATTCTTGAAAGATTGGCAGTTCCAGAAGGTTGATGTTGTTCGGGGTGAAGAGCAAAGGAGAAGACATTGACACCATTAGCAGGAGTAGAGGTGTGGTAGTTGTAAGTTTGGATAAGATTGAAGTAAGCACCTTCTCTGGGTTGGAATCTATCTTGACCGTTAAGTTGAATAACAGCTTCAACAACAGGGTTGTATTGGTTGTTAATCAAAAGACCAGAAACAGTTTGGAGACAAGCCCAAATATCCATAGGAGAACCAAGACCATTACCAGCAACAGTTGTAAATCTGTTATCAACCCAATCAGCAACAGGAACAGAAACATCTCTTACAGTAATATCATGATCAACAGGTCTAACTTGGTAAGTAAGAGAAGCAGGAACAGGAGCACCGGTTTCATCAATTTGAGTATAAAACACAACAATGTTAAATCTGGTAACATAATCACCAAGATTGTATTCAGGTCTATCGGGATTGGTAAGAACATTTCTTCTGAAAAGAAAAGTTCCATTAGCATCCGCTTGTAAAAGTTCAGCCATATCTTTGGGTGTAACACCTGCACCATCATCAACACCTGCACCAGGAACATATGTAAATACAACATACTTAGAAGCATTTCTGGTATTAGAAGTAACAGTATGGGGTGTATTCCAGACATTATAATCAACACTAGCAATATCAACAACAACATCACTAACATCTCCAGAATCACCAACAGCAACTTCACCAGCAAGAACATTGTTAGCAGCATATCTAAGAGCCTTTTCCCATCCGTTAGATTCTAAAGAAGCTTCACGGTTGGAGTAGCAAAGGAAGGGGGAGTTTTTGCTCCAGTAAGCACCAGAAACAATTCTCCAGATGAATTCCTTTGAAGGATGATTGAATTGAAGAGTAACTCTAAGAGGATTTTGGGTAACAGCTTGGGAACCAGTGAATTGAAGTTGAGTAATAAGGTATTCATGACCAATTTGAGCGAATCTTCTTCTTTCTTCAGTATCAATGTAAACATAGTCAACCAAGAGAGAACCATTGTTGAATACACCAACACCATTATTAAGTCTAGCAAGATTAACATTGTTGCTGTGAACAATAAGTCTTTCAAAGACATTAAATTGGAACCAAAGTCTAACTTCATGATATTGAAGAGCAATAAGAGGAAGAGCAAGACCAGTGTTAGTGTTGCACCAGAACATAAGAGGGACGAAAAGGATGTAGTCTTGAGTTAAGTATCCAGTAGAATCAGGAGATCTTAAAGCAGTTAATTCATCAACATCACCAATTAAAGCACGGTAAGCGTTGTTGTTATTAACATCCTTAGTAAGGTCATGCCAAGTGCTCATCCAATGTCCCCATTGCTTGTCAATTTGAGTTCCACCAATTTCAAATCTGATTGAATCAATTAAGAAATTACCAACTTCTCTGACATAAGCAAACAAGTAAGCTTCTCTATCTAAAGCGGAAACACCTGAAAGTTGGTTCATAAGAAGTCTATTTAATTGAACTCTTAAGAACATTTTAGTGACTAAATCACCATTTCTAGTAATAAGAACATTGGCTTCCTTTCCAAAATCAGCATTGCCGTTGAAAGTCAAATTGACAGTTTCAATAGCAAAGTTGGTATGTCTTCTATATACTACCTTGAAAAAGGTAATTTCAGGATTTCCAGTTAAATAAGTGTCTTGAGCACCATAAGCTACTAATTGCATTAAACCACCAGACATTAGTTATATAAATTAGAATTAGAAAATAATTTTTGAAAAAATAAATATATTATAGATTTTTATATTTGGTTTAAAATTTTAATAAGAATTTTTAAATTCATTTATAAATATTATTAATTAAAATTAAAAAAATAAATTTTCAATTAACACTATTTGTTATTTCATATAAAAACAGCACATTTAAAATAATTATTTCTTATATATTTTAAAATAAATTTTGTTGTTTATAAGAATTATTATTATAAAGAGTAAAAAACTTAATAAAATATTTTTATATTTAATTTATGTCAAATTTCAAAACAAAAGACACTAAAAATAAATATAAAGAAGAAATAACTTCACTTGATTATTCTCATACAAATTTTATCAATAATATGACTAAAAAAAGAAACACAAATGAAAAAAAATTAAATAATATTGATAAATTAAAACAAAAATTAGAAAATCATGATAAAAATAATATTCAAAATAAAAATTATTTAGAAGAAAGAATTAAAATTTTAGATGAAATAGAAATTATTAAATATAATAATGAAAATAATAATTATAATGAATTAGATTATTATTTTAAAACAAATAATATTTTAACGGATTATTATAGTTTAGATGATAAATTTAATGATAATATTCCAGATATTTTAGATGAAAATAGTAATATTGAAAAAATAGTTTCAAAAAAATGCATTGATAAATTAGATATATTGAATAATATTTCAAAAAAAAATAAAAAAAATAAAAAAGTAAAAAATAAAACTAAAAATATTTCTTATTCAAAAAATATTTTTAATTTTATAGAAAATGATTCAGAAAATTCAAGTAATAAATCTAATAAAAAGAAAGTTAGTAAATCATCTTTATTTGAAGATTATAATTTTATATTAAATAATAAAAGTAAAAAAATTGGAGATATTTGTATTAATTGTAATTCAAATGATTTAAGTGTTACAAATTCAGGAATTTATGTGTGTAATAATTGTAATGAAATAGATAATTTTAAACCAGAAGTTGATGATAGTAATTATGATGAAAGTAGAATTAAAAAACCTAAATTACCATATGAAAAAAAAAATCATTTTTCAGATTGGTTAACACATTTTCAAGCAAGAGAAACTACAAATATACCAATTGATATTATTGAAAATATACAAAAAGAAATAAATAAATATAAATATACTGAGGAAGAAATTAAAACAATTAGTGATGTTAAAATTAAAAAAATACTAAAAAAATTAAAATATAATATTTATTATAAAAATTTATCATTTATAAGAACAAAAATAACCGGTGTTTATCCTCCATCTTTTAGTAAAAACGAAGAAGAAATACTAAAAGATATGTTTAAAATTATTGAAGAACCTTTTTATAAACATAAGCCAAAAAAAAGAAAGAATTTTTTGTCGTATTCGTATATTTTATATAAATTTTGTGAAAAATTAAAATATGATGCTAAAAAAAATAAAGATTTAGATAAATGTAAAAGATATTCAAAATACACAAAACAATTAATATTATTAAAAAGAAAAAATTTAAGAGAACAAGATATTACATGGAAAAAAATATGTGAAGAAATTGGATGGGATTATTATCCAAGTTTATAATTTTATAAATATATAATTTTTTTATAAAATAATATTATGAAATTTAATAATACATATATTAATATAAACAACTCATTAAAATTTATTTTATTTATTATAACACTTTATATATTTTTAATGATTATGTTACCTTGTTATAATAATAAAAAAATAAATGAAAATTCTTTAATATTATCTATCTGTGCTTTTGTGTCAATGTTATACTATATATTAGATTCATATTATCCAAATTGTGTTTTTTATTAATAATTTATAAATATACTTAAAGATAAAATATTTAATAATTATTATTAAAATGAATAAAGAATTAAAAGCGGAACACCTTGATATTAATAAATCATTTGTTAAAAATGTCAAATATCAACGGTTTTATACTTGTTCTATGTTAGCACCCAATTGTTTTCCTATGTCTAAAAGAGATAGTGTTAAAAATCAAGAAATTTATGGTTTTAAATTACATGGAGTTTATGAAGATGAAAAAGATCAGGAAGAACATTCAGACAAAGTTAGAAATATTGTTAAAAATTATGAAGTGTTTGGAGATAAAATTGGTGAATTAATTGAATTTGATGTTGATATTGCAGATACTGACAGGAATAGTAAAATTGTGTATAAGGAGGAGGAACAAAATGAGATTAATAATAGACAATATAAGCAGGAAATTTGCAAAACATATAAGGATAATAAGGATGAATTAAATTTTGCTGAGATTTTAAGTCAAAATCCAATTGAAAATAATTTGGATATTAATGAGAATTATTTTTCACAAAAAGAGCAAACTTTTGTATGGAGTATTAATGAAGCCAAATTTGCTTGTGTTAGTTTTTACACTCCTGAAATGATTCCTAATGTTCCTGATAAATTTAAGAATAAAAAAATTGCGGGTCATATTGTTCATGGGTTTTTTGATAAAGTAAAAGATGCTCAAACCTATGCTTATAGTCAAAGAAAAAAATACCCAATGATTTTTATTATGCAAGTGGGTAATTGGTGTGCATTTGATGTTAATTTAGTTAATAATTCTAATCCTGACCCTCAATTACCAGTTATTAGAACTCAAAAATTGAATGATTTTATGAAACTGTATTTGGATTCTTTGGAGCAAACCGCATTGGAAGAAAAGGAGAGAAAGGATAAGTATTTGAAGGAGGCTAATGTAGTAACTGAAGAATATAAACATTTGAAGAATAATGAAATTAAAGTAGATGATAAAAAAACGGTTGATGAAACTAATAATGATGATAATATTACATTAGATAATAATAATTTTAATACTGAAATGGATATTAATAAAAAGTTGGATGAAATTAAGGAAAGGAGAGAACAATTAGAACATAGAGTAAATAATAATCAAAATATTAGTATGGAAGAAATGGAAAGTAAATTTAATAGAATGAAAGAGTTGTATGAGAAATTAAATAATTAATTTTTTTTTATTGTTAATAATTATATAATTATGTATTTATTAAAAGGTTTTTCATTAATATTTTTAATAATTGGTATAGTATTATTAGTTGTGTATTTTATAACAATGAAAACAGTATCTAATGTAGAACAAAAGGTAGTATATAGATATATACCAAGAACATTAGAGGAAGAAATGGAAACACCAATATATATATCAGAAATTTTTAAAACAATGTTTTCACAACCATCAACTTGGATAGATTCAACAGATGATGATGCTATAAGACGAAAAGAAAATATGAATAAATATTTTATATCTCAAATGTAATAATATTTAATTCATTGTGAATATAGATGATTTTTTTCTCCATTCTTTATCATAATTACTTGAATGATAATTTTTTAACTGTTCACAACCAATCATACCAACTTTTGTATCTGAAGCTTTAAACCAAAAAACTTTTTCTTTGAATGGTTTATCCGCTGCTACATTTGCAATAACCATTGATTGATGATCTACTGTTAATTGTTTAAAAACAGTTCTAAATTCTTTCACATTTTTAAACATACCCGCATAATTATCATATAATTTTTTCATATGATTTTCAATATCTGTTGCTAATAAAAAGAAATAATCAAAATTACTTCTTAAATCTGGTTGAATACCTAATGGTGTTTGCATTGTCAACATAAATAATATTTTATAATGACGACCATTATACATTAATTCATACATCAATGGATCTTTAGACCATTCACCCTTGTCAGATAAACAATCATCCATTAATAAAAACGCACTTGGATTTATTGTTATGGCATGTTTTTTTTTGTTATTATATTTTTCTATCATTTTTTCTTGTCTTGAAAATAATTTTTCTAATATTCTACTTTCAAATTTATAATATATAAATGAATCTGGAAAAAATTCTGAGTAAAAAGGTTCTTGTAATTTCTCTGACTTTGATATAACAATCCCAACCGGGATTTTGCTTTTATAATGTCTTAATATATCTCTACATACCCAAGATTTTCCACTTCTTCTTTTAGCTATTAAAATTATAGCTGGATGTGATGCCATCATTTCTAATTCAAATTTATATATAGCTAATTTTTTACCATTTACAACAACATATTTAAGCTCACTCATTAAATTTATAATTATCTTATAAATTTATATATCAAAAAAAATTGCAAAATTATTATTTTACAAAAATATCATCTAAACTATTATTATTTACAATTTTATATTTTTTATTATTTATCATCAATCCATCATCTATCATTGAAAAATAACATAATATAATTAATAAAACTATAGCAGTCCATAATAATGTTTTACTATAATCACCATAAAAACAATTATTACTCATTAATTTATTAAAATGAAATATCACATACATTACCACAAAAATTATTAATGCTGAAACTAATAAATTTTCTTTTACCCATACTGACAAGCTATTCATTTATATATAATTATACTATAAATATTTTTATTTTACCATTTTTTCAAAATACTCTGACATATCCTTATCTTCTGAAGCTCTTATTGATTTTACATAATTTGTTTCTAAATTTGATACTGTATTTATATCATTTATATTATTTACAATAACATTATCATTATCATATTCATCTATATTTTCTTCCGCATTTTCATTGGACACTTCATTGAACTCTTTATTATTATCTTTAATAGATACTTCATTATTACTTTCATAATTATTTTTATTTGATACTTCACTATTATTTTTATTTGATACTTCATTATTATTTTCATTATTACTTTCATAATTATCATTACTTGTTTCTTGATTATTAAGTATATCAACATTTTGATGTTTATTAACATTATTAATAAAAGATGAATTATTACCTCCAACAGTATTTTGTGTATTTAAATTAATATTATTTTCTTCAATAACATCCTTAACTAATTTTTTGATTTTATTAATTTCATCTTGTTTAGATATTTTAACATTTAGTTTTAGATAATCTTTAATTATATCATTATAATCAGGTATTGATTTTTTAATAGAATTCATAATGCAAATTTTAATTATATCATTTATTTCATTTCTTTTTATTTTTTTTAAAAAATAATCATAATTATTCTCACAAAAATAAAATGTTTCTAAAAAGCAAGTATGAATAAATGACACAATATCCATTTTTTTATAAAAGTCATTATTTAAATATTTGTCATCTAAAAAGCTTTCATCTGTGTTAGGGTTGTATGAAATAAACAATAAATAACTTTTAAAACAAGCTCTAATTAAATTATCAAAATAATCACTTGTCTTAGTTTCAAGTTTTATTCTATTATATTCTTCAGAAATTTGTTGATTATTCCATCTATATATTTTTTCAATATACATTCTAAAAATATCTAATTTTAATTTATTAAATAATCTATCTTTTTCATCATTAGTTAAATTATTAATATTGATATTTTGTAATTTAAACATTTTAATAATTTTTTTATCTTTTTTATTTGAAATAAAATTTGTTTTCAAATTATTAAATATATTAATTGAATGTGTATGAACTTCTAAAACACTATTTGATAATTGTGGAGATATAATTGAGATTAAATAATTAATTAAATCATTTTTTGTTTCATTTAAATATACAAAATTCATTACTATTTAATATTAATAAATAGTTAAATTATTTTAAATGTTTTTCCGCCATTTTATAAATTTTTAATGAATAGTAATTTTTATAACTTTTATTTATTAAATTTAAGTTTATTTTATTTTTTATAAGATTATTCAATTTTTTAAAATTAAAAAAAAATAGCAATATAAAATATATATTTTTACAAAATTTTTTATGATACGATAGTTCAAAAATATTATTTAAAAATTCTACATAATAGTTTAAATTAAATTTTATATTTGTATTATTAAGTAATATTTTTTTTAATATTATATAATAATTTAATTCATTTTTATAATTAAATAAATTAGATTTAATAATATTAAAAATATTGATGTTTAATAAATAATTATTTAAGATATTTATAAAATATATATCTTTATTTTTAATAATAATATTTATAGCTTTATTTATTTTAAATAATCTAATTAATGGATAATTAAGCAATTTGATATATTCAATATATAAATCAATAAAATTTTTATTGGATATTATATTTTTTTGATTATTATCATTTATATTTTCATTAAAATTTAATAAACAAATTTCATTAAAATATTTATGTAAATTATTATATTCTAATTTACAATACATAAAAATAATATTTATTAAAATATTAATTTTTTAACTTAAACATATTTATAAAATCAACATTAAAATATTTGAATAATTTTTTCAAATAATAATTATTTATCAATGAATATTTTGCATATATTTTATCAGATAATTTATTTTTAACTTTATTAAAACATATCATTTTTTGTTTTACTAAAAATTTTAATATAAAATATATATTTCGTGTATAATTATTATTACAGTCAATATTTTTTAATAATTCATTTAAGATATTATTATTAATCTTTGTTTTATCTGATAAATTAAATGATTTTAATAATTGTATATAGTTTATAACATTACAATTCCCAAATATTAATAATTTATTTATTTTTTTTTTGTATTTTTTTAGTAAATATGATTTATTATATTCAATATTTGTGAATTTTTTATTTTTTAATTCGTAATTATTTATTTTTAAATCATTTAGCTCATATAATCTAAATAAAAAATAATATTTTGAAGAAAAATAAAAATGATTATATGACCAATTGTTAAATTCTAAAATACCATCATTATTTTTAATAAAATTAATTGTATCAATATATATATTAATAAAATTATTCATTTCTAATTTTTTTTCTATATAATCACATGGATCATTAGTAATTTTTAATTTTTTATTTTTAGTATCATTAAAAAATTCTTCAGTTTTTTTTATTAAATATGTAAAATTATATTTTAAAAACTTTAATTTAAAATAAAATGTTTCACCTTCAATTTTTTCATTATTATTTATTAATAAAATTTCATTTATGTATTTTTTATTCATAATATATTACATACTATAAAAATATATTTTAAATTATATTATTCAAGATGATATAATATTTTAACTTTTAACCATAAAAATATATTATTTAAGTGAAATATTATAAAATTAATAAAAAAATAAAAACTTATTTAAGCAATTGTAGTATTACCACCTCTTGCTGAATAGAATGACGCATCTTGAGGTGTCATACAAACACAACCTAAACCATCCTTAAAATTCATACCACTATAACTATTCGCAACATATTTATCAGCATATTCACAAGCCTTTTCAGGGTCCATATTATCTTCACCACCACTTGGGTTTCTATAAACAGCAGGACAACAATATTTAGAAACAGGCATATTTGAAATATCATATTTTGCTAAATCACCTGTGGGGTCAAGCATATACATATTTTGAAATTGATTTCTTAATTGTTCGTTAGAAAGTTTGTTTTGTTCTGTATTAATATCATAATCATTTGTATCTTCTTTAGTCCATTTATAACCATCATTGGTATAAGTATCTTTATTAGAATTCATAGAATAACCATCATTATTGGAAGATGGTGAAGTGTTAGGTAATGGTGATGTTAAAAGTTGTCTTGGAGATACTGCACCAAATTCCATAGCATTTGCAATACCATTTTTATTAGTCATTACAAAATTTCCTGTATTTTGAAAACCTTCTCTTGGAGATACATAATCACAAATTCTTTTTCTTGAAAGCCAAACAATGACGACAATTAAAATAATACAAATAATAATTTCTTGATAATTAACCATATTATATATTATTATGTATATAATTTTTATTTAATCAAAAATAAATCTATACTTAATATAATTATCTTTTTTTATTATTTATAATTTTATATTTTTTTTTTATATTTTCAGTATTAAAATAACCTCCTTCTTGAATATTTTTAAAAAATGTAAAATTAATGTTTTCCATAATGTTAATTACTTATAATAATAATTATAAAATATATTATGATTGATAATTATAAAAAAATATTATGTTATAATATTTTAAATAAAAAAATATGCTCTTATGGTGATAAATGTTTATTCGCCCATAATTTAAAAGAACAAATTATAAATGAAAATAAACAAACAATTATGAATATGATTTTAAATGATATTAATTTATCCTATTTTAATATATGTCAAGATGATAATTTTTATAAAGAATTATTAGTTTTTACAATTAGATGTAATAAATGTTATGAAAATAAGTGTAATGGAGGTTATAATTGTAAAAATGGTGCTTGTAGTGATAGTTTATTAATATGTAGAGATGATTTAATTACGGGCAAATGTAAAAATAAAGTTATTAATAAATATTGTTGTAATGGCATTCATTTAACTGAAAAAAATTTAATACCTTATAATATTCAATTATATATGTATCCAAATTTAAATTTTGTTATAAATAATAATATTCAAGATAGTTCTTATTTACTAAATAATAAATATAAATTAGATGATGAAAATATTGTAGATATAAATGAAGTAATTGAAAATCATAAAGTTATTAATTTAAATAAATGGTAATAATAAAATTATATAATTTAATGTTTATTGGTGCAATTGTGGCTTTAGATAATAAAAATGGAATTGGCAATGATAATAAATTGCCATGGAAATTAAAAGGTGATTTAAAAAGGTTTAAGGAAATAACTGTTGGAAATGGAAATAATTGTATTGTTATGAGTAAAAATACATTTAATAGTATAAAATTTTTAAAAAATCGTGATAATTTGGTATTATCAACATCATTAATTATTGATAAAAAACAGGATAATAATTTGATTAAATCATTTGATAATATTAATGAATTGATGATTTTTTTAAAAAATAAAAACTATAAAAAAATATGGATAATTGGTGGTGGTATAATATATAAACAATTTATTGAATTAAATTTAATAAATTCAATGATTATCACTGTAATAAACGATGTTTATCAATGTGATGTATTTTTTCCTGAAATTCCAAATAATTTTATTAAAATTAATGAAAGAATATTGAATGAAAAAACAGAATTAGGTAAGGATACAAAAATATGTATTTATAAAAAATTAGAAGTTGGAATGAGTGTTTATTATAAAAATGATAATAATACTCTATGGAAAATTATAAAAGTTCATACAGATGATTATCCAGATTATTATTTTACAATTAAAAATGAATTTGACAGAGAAATACAAACAATAAGAGAAAAATTAAAAATTGTAAATAATTAATTAAAAATTGAATTTTTTTTATTTAAAAATAATTAATTAATAATTATTTAATGAAAATTGAAGATAAATATAAGCCACAATCAATAGATGATATTATTGGAAATAAATCACTTATAAATGATATTATTGAATGGATTACAACATTTTATGATACGACTGAGTTTTTGATTAAACATAAACTGTTAAAAGAAACAACAAAAGGAAGAAAAAAGAAAATTGTAGATGCTACGAATTATGAATTAGAATTAAGTAAAAGAAAATCTACACTTTTAATAACAGGTAATCATGGTTTTGGCAAAACTTTAATAACAAATTTAATTTGTAAACATTTGAATATAAATATTATCAATATAACTGAAAATATTAATGAAAATATTAATATTAATTTTTTAAATAAAATTATAAAACCAGATAAGTTTTTTGAGGAAGATAATAATAAAAAAATAGTTGTTATTGATAGTTATGAAAAAGTTATATCAAATAATGATAAAAAAGATATATTTGATTTAATTAAACAAAATAATTTTAGAAGATTAGTTCCAATTATTATTCTATCAAATGATAATCATAATACAAATTTATCAAATTTAAAAAAAAATGTAAATTTAATAAAAATAAATGAATTGCAAATTGATAAACTGAAATTATATATTAAAAACATTTGCTTTGAAGAAGATATTAATATTGAAAATAATAAAATATATGATAAAATAATTAAAAATTCAAAATTTGATATAAGAAAAATATTATTTAATCTTGAAATACTTAAAAAAATATATAATAATGAAAATATTGATGAAGATAAAATTAATTATATTTTTTCAATTTTAAAAAATAAAGATTTTAATAATGATTTATTTGGAATTGTATCACATATTATTAAAAATAAATTTAATATTAATGATTGTATAAAACTATTCAAAATACATAAAATGATATTACCTTTAACTTTATATGAAAATTATTATAAATTCTGTGATAATGATAATTATAATAATATTATAAGTAATTTTCAATTTGGTGATTTAATTGAAAATTATATTCAATCAGAACATAATTATGATTTAAATATATTACATTCATTAGTTAGTTGTGTAGTTCCATCTTATTATATATCAAAAAATTATAATAATAAAAATGAAAAAATTGAATATCCTAATGATTTAAATAAAACAACAATTAAAAAAAAATTTAATAAGAAAAAAAATAAAAATGATATACAAAATAATTATTATTATAACAATAAATCTATAGAAGAATTAATATATTTAAATGATATTTTTGAATAAATTATTTTTTATAAAAAAAATATATAAATAATATATATAATGTCAGATCAAAAAGATAAAATTAATTCTGAAGTAATGAAATTGCTTAAAATGGAAAAGGATGATAGAATGTCTCTTTACAAGGAGTTCGAAAATTTAAGAAACAAATACAATGATGGTGATATTGTTGATGCTATTTACGAAAAATATATGGATGAATATAAGAGAATTATCAAGAGAGCTCTTAAAATTAAGGAAAAACTTTTTGACAAATACCCCAATCTTGAACCAAGAGAATATGATGCTAAAGTTTCTGCTTACCAAAAAAAATATGATTTTTGTGATGAAGAAAAAAAAGTTATTTTAAAATATATTAGAGATGAAAAGAAAATGACTTTACATGATAAAGATATTCGTTCTCTTATGCCTTTTACTCCTTTGAGTAAGGCTCTTGGATACAGACCCCAACATGCTGCGTATATGACAGGTGAAATGAAATTTAGTGGTAATGAAATGGAACATGTCAATAAAATTGTTAAGTGTCATCATGAAAATGCTCAACTTGCTCAAAGAGTTCAATTACAATCATTGGTTTACAATGATACTGAATTGTGTGCTTTGAATGGAACTGTTGATAGATATCAAGTTAATGATGTTTATTCATACATTGATCCCTTGTTATTTGCTCTTTTCATTCCTAAATTTGATAGTTTAGAAAGAAGAATGCTTTTAACATCTATTGCCAAAATGATTGTCACCAGAAAAGAAGGTAGAACTTTTCAAACTCAACCTGAAGTTGATCTTTTTGAAGATTTATGCAAAGATCCTTCTGAAACTCAATGCACCACTGAAATTGCTCCCTACAAGGATATTTCAAAGAGATGTGACGTCCAAACAGCTCTTTGGCATTGTGTTCTTTCATTGAGACAAGGAAAATATTATTGCAATGAAACTTCTAATTTAATGCACAAGTTAGAAGCTTGTAAGAATGTCATCTTTGATTCTCCGGACTTTTCATTTGTTAAGGATGTTGGACATATGGTTAGAAAATTATTTGGTGTTTTTTCATACAGACCTATTCATATTATGACTGAACCCGCTCAACCAGTTTTGAACCTTGGATTTTCTACCTCTCATATGGCTGAACTAAGTGTTGGTATTGAAACTACTATTCCTATTATGACATGCAGAATGACTTCTGAAGGTTATGATGCCACTCCTACACCTGGTTCATCTGGTAAAGATATTATTGATTTTCAAACTTCTGTTAAAGGAAGAAATAACATTTACATGAAAGGAAAACATATGGTTGTTAAGAGACAAACTGTTATTCATTGTAATGGTGTTCTTGTCTTCTATGTTCCCAGAAGACATCAAGGACCTGCTGGTTCATCTTCATATGCGTATGGAACAATGGTTCCTAAAGAATTACCAATTACTACCACTACTTTAGAAAAAGTTAATAATCATGATATTCGCTATTGTGATACTGTTACTCTTGATAGAGGACAAACATTAAAACTTAGATCTGTTGTTGTAATTGAAACTCTTTATAATGAATTGTTTGGTGAAAATGGAAATGAAGTTATTGTTGGAACTAGTGCTATGGTTCTCCCTAAAGGAGAGGGATGTGGTTATTATTACTCTCCTATTGATGGCAAATGTGAAACCAGAACTTTAGATACTACCAATTATGATAAGATTACACCAATTACTGCTATTAATTCTACAGATTTTAAATCTCAAACTACTAAGTATGGAACTCTTTTTGTTTATGAAGGTGAAACTTCTGAAACCAATACTCCTTACAGATGTTAAATTATTAAATAGTTTTTTTATTTTAAATTTATAATTTAATTTAATTATAAATAATTAAAAAATAATATTAAAAAGATGGTAAATTAAAAGTTGTTGTAACACTTGGTAATGTTCCTTTTCTTCCTGCATTATTAACATTTACAGGTAAAGGAATTGGATTAATTGGAGAACTTATATCTTTTAAATATCCTTGTTCCATTTTAATCATTGAAATCATATCTGGAACAATTCTTTGAATAGTTGAGTGATTTAACATTTTAACTTGTCTAACTAAATTATATGGTTGATTTAATCCATCAGCCACATATACCGAAAGCATTACATTTATTAAATCAGTTTCATTTTGATTTACTCTAATAACATATTTTCCTTGTGTTCTTATTAACACTTCTTTTTTTATTCTATTTTGTATTCTAATTATATTATCCTTTGAAAAAAATAATTCTGATAATGGTGTTGGTTGTGATATATTACCTAATAATGATTTACTTATTGAACCTTCTGTGTCCCAATTATTTGTATTTGGTTCATTCTTAAATCCAGTCATATTATTATTTTCAATTTTAACAAAATCATTACTTGTATAATTATTTAATTTGCTATAATTCATTTCTATATATATATTAATTCATATAATATATTTCTTCTAAATTATCTACAGATAAATTATTATTTTGTTGTTGAATATTAACACTTGAACCTATTGAATACATTGAACTTATTGGAAGAGAAACAGCATCACTACCTTTTTCTATTATAAATAAACCTGAACCAGGCGATTCTGATTTAATAAACATACATATTTTCCACATATCACCATCTTGTCTAACACATAAATCTCCTTTCTTTGGTGTAAAATTATCTTGAATAATAAATTTTGTTTCATCTGGTTGTTCTCTACCTCCTTGAGCCCTTAAAGGAGTTCCAATTCTATCATTTATAAAATTATTAAAATTTGTTAATAATATTGTTTCAAATATATTTGAACCTAAATTTGATGTTGAATTATTATTTAATAAATTATTTATTTTTACTATTTTATCTAAAATTTCTTGTGATGGAGGAACCAAATCTTGAGCTTTAAAACTATCAATGGCTAAACACCTCTTAGCATTTTCCATAATTACATTTTCAATATTATTAACATCATCTCCAAATTCATCCTTACTTAATATTTTACAAACATTTTTACCCTCAGTTATATCATGATTATCTGTATTACATAATAATAAATATCCAGTATTTTGAATATAATATTCAACTTGTTCCACAACATATTTATAATAATTAGGATTAGCTGGTGTTGTTGCAAAAGATTTAATATAAAAATTATTATTTAATTTCATATCTTTATATGTAAATTTCTTTTGCCACATTGTATAAAATACTATAATTATTTGAAATAATACATTATCCCACATTTCTGCTGTTTTATATCCACATCCAACCTGTTTAACTAAATTTCTATCCATTTGAGCTCTATTAGAAGCCCAAGTATAAATATTAAAATCTGCACCTTCTGTTAATATAATTAAACACATTTGTGTTTTTTTCTTTTGTTGAATGAGACAACCATTACTATCATATTTATTATTACTTATTTGCTCATTGTTAAAATTTACATTACAATCCTTTGATATAAAATAACAATAAGAACATATAAAATTAGGACAATACTTATCTTTATTAATTTTTTGTCTTATAAATTGAAAATATTTTAATTCTCTTATTATATTTGAACTTTTATCAATTGACAATGATGGAATTGTTGGTATTCCAGTGGATGATAAATTATTTGGATTAAAATATGTATATTCTTCATTTGTTAAATTATATACTCTTACATTCATTATTGTATGTTTATCCGCACAATCACATCTCTTTGTTTTTTCATTATATTTAATTGGATAACAAGAACTATACATTAACATATTCTTTGGTCTATTTTTATATTTATTATTTGTTAAATTATGAGGCATAAATGGCGTTAATTCAATTAAATTTAATCTTGAATTTAAACTTTCTTTTCCACCTGAAAAATCTTTATGTTCTCCATCATCATTTGTTATAAATGTGCTCCTAATATAATCACATAATACATTTCTATCTTTTAATTTTTTAAATGATGAATATACATCATCTGGTGGTAATATATCTTCAAATACTCTTTGAGCCATTATGTGATTTGTATTTAATCCATTTAAATTGATATTATAATCTTTGTATATAAATGGATGGGCGTATTTATTAAATTGTTGATTCATATAATTTTGAAATTGTGAAGGAACATATGGAGTGGAAAATAATATTTCATTTCCAGGTAAATTCATCATTTTTGTTTTTATCGGATCTTTTTCTTGCGAAGAGTTAATATTTCTTTTTTGAGATGGTAATAATTTTTTATCTTCTGGTTTATAAGGACCTTTATAAGGATATTTAGACTGTTCTTTTGTTTCCTCTTTATTTTCTTTATTCCTTTCATCTTCCACAACTTTTTCATATGATGGCATAACACGCACACCTCCTCCACTCATATTATTTTCTTGATATAAAGGCATCTTTCTTTGTTTATTTTTTGCAATATTTTTATCATTATCATTTACTTTTGATAAAAAAAAAAATCATTATTTAAAACTGGCATCTTCATTTTTTTTCCACCATACATATTTTGCTGATTTGACAACATCATATTTTGTTGTGCCATCATATTATTTATCACATCTTGTTGTGGCATCATCATTTCTTGTTGTGGCATCATCATTTCTTGTTGTGGCATCATCATTTCTTGTTGTGGCATCATCATTTCTTGTTGTGGCATCATCATTTCTTGTTGTATCATTTGTGGTTGTTGAAACATTTGTGGTTGTTGAAACATTTGTTGTGAATTTCCTAATATTGGCATAGGTTGTTTTTGAATTCCAAAACTTGAACTAAAAGCATCACCCATTGTATTAATCATTGTTTTTGATTGTTTATCACTCATTGACATTGAAATACTATCATCATCTAAACTATCAACATTATCCAATAATTCTTCATAACGCATTTTTTTATTTGATTTCTTTTTATCTTTAGTTTCTTTTTTATTGTATTTTTTATTAATATTACTAATTTTAGATTGAAGATTTTTTAATTCTGTTTTATCTTTTTTTGTCATTCCTCCTTCAATAATATCTTCTTTAATAATATTAACACTTTCACTATCATTATCATCACTATCATCACTATCATCATCACTATTATTATCATCACTATCATTACTATTTTCAGTTTCTACTGTTTTAGTTTCAATACTATTTACAGTAGAATTTGTTACATCATTTTCTTCAGAAGATGAACTGTTAGTAATATCATCACTTGAACTGTCTTTAAGAATTTCAATTGGTTCATTATTTTTTAATTTGGTATTTTTATTTTTTATTCCTCCTTTTTTGGCTTTAGGTGGCATTATTATAAATATATTAAATAAAATATTTTTTGTTAATATTTCATTTGGCAATATATTGAGTTTATAGTCTTTATAAAATATATCTTCATTTTTGATATTTTCATTTAATATATCTAATGAAATAATATCACTTATAATTTTTTTAATATTAACTTTATTTTTTGAACTATTATTATTTAACGATTTAAGAAAATTATAAATATCAAAAGAAGGATTATCTAATATTTTATCTTTGTTTTCAAAATTTTTTATAGTTTCTAATGTTGAATATCTAAAATCACATAATTTACATATAAATTTTGTTTTTAACTTAAACTTAATATCACCAATATTTAATATAATTTCTTTTTTTTCATTTAATTTTTCTATAATAAATGAGTTTATAGTAAAGTAATTCATTCTAAAATTGTCAAGTTTATTAATAATATAATAATACGAATATAATACTTGAAAAAGTAAACAAACTAACTCTTCAAATGTCCTTTCATCATTTAAAAATTCTTTCATAGAAATATATGACCTAAAATTTTCATAAACACTAATACAATATTTATCATCAATTTTATTTTGTTTAAATTTATCATTAATGAATGGTAATAATTCATTATTTAACTCTAATGTTTCATACAATACGTTAAAATTACACATATTTATTAAATAAAATGGAATATCATTTAATATTACAAATTCAGACAAAATATAATTAATAAATAATCCATATGTAATATCAATAAATGAACTTGAATTACGATATTTATTATCATATTTTTGAATTATTAATGTAATTGGAAATCTGGAATTTAAATATTTTTTTAAAATAATTTTATGTTTATCTTCCAATAGTAATTTAAAATTTTTTTTATCATTAAAATTATTCATAAGAATTTTATTGTAATCAAATTCACCTTGTTTTAATATTCTTGACATATCAATATTTTCAATATTTACTTTTTTATAAACATAATCTTTTTCTATATTTTTTCTTCCCTTATATACAAAATTATATATTAATTCTATCATATCATCAATATTGTCATAATTAAAATTATTATTTTTACTCATTATATACTTATAATATAATTTACTTTATAAAAAAATTGAAACAATATTATTATATATAAATAATAATAAAATAAATAAAAACAATATTGAAAAATTATTAAATCAAAATAAATGTTATTATATATTATACCCAATACAATTTAAAATTGTACTAAATATAAAAACGCTTGATGCATATAATTAAATATACACCGCATAACAACAATTGACACTATAAAGGGTTGTCGTTACTTATTGACCTTTTTAAATATGTTGGATATTCTTTTTTTAATTTCCAGGTTTCTATTATATTCAACATATTTAAACAACTATTTTTATC